AAACCATTGAAACTAAAACTGAAGGACGCTAAGAGAATAGCCATCGAACTATGGACTTGGTTAGAAGAGACTGGCAAGAAGAAAGAAGATTGGCCTGACTGGGAGAAGTATGGGAGGATGTTTGCCTGCTGCCCACTATGTGAATATGCACTACAATTTTCTAAATCCTGTGGGCATTGTCCGTATTGCAAAGTTTTCGAGCAGTGCACAGATTTTGGGAGCCCATATGTGAACTGGAGACTGAGCAGGGCAGACCGCGAGGCTCATAAATACCATGCTGGCAAGTTTTTAGCTCAACTTAAAACGCTATAAACGAGGAGGTGAAATGACCAAAGGCCACCGCTCAAAGAACCTTGACATCATCTATATCACTCGCCCTCAAGTTGAGCGGTGGCCTGAGGAATTATTAAGAAGATACGCTCCGAGCATGAGGGCTGCTAAGATAGAGTTGGAGCAAAGACAGAAACAGAATAGGGGGACGGAGGCGAAATGAGCTTACAGGACGGATACTCATTCCTGCTGAGGGAGTTTCCAAAGGGGAAGACGAAGCCGATGCAGAAGGCAGATTCTAATAAAGAAAAAGAATGTATGGAGATTAGCGGTAAAATTAAAGAACTGATTACAGGACAAAGACTAAGGCCGAGCGTCCATGCAGAAGCACTTAGTAATCGGAAGATGAAGTCCATTGGGACAACTATGTGCTGCCCTGGGTGTGGTTCCAGAAACACATTTTGGTCTGCTACTTACCAGGATTGGGCATGCCTCAACTGTGATTTGCTCTTTCACAGGGAGGATGCTTTAGGAAACGCTTATTGCAAGGAGGATGAGAATGAATATGAGTGATGGGGATTTGAAGCGGGTAAATCAGGAAATAGCAGAAGCTGAGAAAGTTTTAGAAGCAATGCTTAAAACAGTCCCTGAAGACTATGTGCCCCCCGAAGAGTCTTTCAAAGTCTTAACTCTTATCCTACTCAAACTGGTTATTGGCAACCCCGACCTAAAGAACCTTACCGTTACTGGCACTGGTGTTATCGCAACGGCACTACGGGCGGCGTATCTTTATGGAAAGTATTATGAACGAACTAGCATAGGACTCGAGGAAACTTATGGGGATAAGTAATCAGTAATCAGATGGATGGATGATAGAAAGGAGGGGATAATGGAAATCGAAAAGGAAATCACCGTTTGTTCTGTTTGCCCAGTCTGTGGGCATGAGTTCGAGCATGATGTCATGGTCTCGGTAGCCATCGAACATGATGATTGCCAAGACACAAATTAAGTGCGCGGAACATATATCCTAACAAACTGTGCAAAGGATGTTATAACAAGGAGGCAAAATGAACGGAGCATTAAAGGTCCCACCATCACGCCCATACATTATCTCTAATGATAATAAGTTCCTGCTAACCAATGTTAATAAAATCGCAATGCAAGGCGAATCAACCAATGTGTTGGTAACAGGTAAGGCAGGTTGCGGTAAATCTGAGCTAGTTACCCAATTCGCAGCCAGTAACAAAAGACCCCTAGTAGTCTTAGAGGTAGGCATGCTTTCAGAACCCTCTCAAATCTTTGGCTACAGGGACCTAAAAGACGGTCAGGTGTCTTTTGTCCCAGGCATATTTACCGTTGCCATCCAGACCCCTATGGCAGTTATCCACCTAGAGGAACTAAATCGCCCTGAAACCGACAGGTCGCTGAACGCAATCTTCTCAATCTTGGACCCAAATGTGAGGGCAATCTGGATTGATGAACTCGGCGACTATATAAGAATTGCTCCAGGAGTAACTATCTTTGCTTCCCTTAACGAAGGCTTCGAGTTTGTAGGCACCATCCCAATAGACGAGGCCCTTCGTAACCGTTTTGGAGTTAAAATCCGCCTCGATTACCTGCCAGGGGACAGGGAAATTGCCCTGCTTATCCTACGAACAGGGATAACTGAGGAGATGGCCTCACAAATAGTAAGTATTGCAAACAGCCTTCGGCAAAATAGCCAGGAGTCATTTCACCTTTCTGTGAGGGATACCATCAACATAGCTCAGTGGTGTAAAATGGGTGCAAGCCTTCTTCTCGCCTTCCGCACAACATTAGAAGTGGACGAAAGCAAACTTGAACAAATCTTCCTATCTCTCCATCTTGCGGGGATTAAACTAAGCCATGAGGAGGTGATGGGTTATGGACTCCTCTAATAAATGCGATAACAAAGCATTGTCCAACAATTGGCGTATCACCCAGTCATATGTGCAAGCTATAGAACTAGCCAATTGCCTTAGAAGTCTCCAACATCTCGTCGGCTTTGTCCTGGACACCCCTGTTTCCATCCACCTGCATAGCGGAACCTCATGGAGTAGCAGTAAAAGAATTGAAATAGATACCACCTTCGCACTAAAAACCACTCCAGTGGAACCAACCGACTTCGATGTGCTTTGTGGGTTAGCCCTCCACGAGGCGAGTCATATAAAGGAAGGACTTAATATCCCAGAACCCTTGCTTGGTGCCAGCACCAAACCCTTATCAAAACAAGATTTATATACGATAGGAGAAGAGATTTATGTTGATACCTGTATAAGGAAGAGGAGCCAGCTCCTTGGAAAATACATCGACAGTGCCAGACAAGCATATAGGGGAGGTGAAAACTGGTCAAATCCACTTGACGCTTGGGTAGCAATCTCTGTATATGGATTTCCACCTCCAAGTGATATGCCATCTGCTAATTGGCCAGTCCTCTCCCATCTACTGGAACTAACACGACGACTGACATATTTTGCTCCAACATTACCCGCACGCAGAAGGTCTGCTCTCTATGAGGAATGTTGGCAAAAAATCCTCCACTATATGACCATTGTGCCAGGATTTCCAAGTGGGGGAATGACCTTTCAGGAATTAGCCGCAAGAGCAAAGGGAAAGAACATAGGAAGGAACTCTCGGCAAGCAAAGCAGAGAGCGAAACAGGAAGCATCGCAAGTAGGGGATGCACCTACAACCATCGAGAAAACAAGCGATGCCGAGTGGGGGGATGAACTCTGGATAGATAAGATTGAGAAGATAGATGCCAAACAAGAGAGCATCGCAACTACGAGCCTTATCTCCAAAGACTCCATCGAATTGTCGGATAAATTGGAAACGGAAATAAACGAAGCTATTGCTTCCCAGGCCGAGGACTTAACAACGGCGCTGGCGCACATCATTGGCTATGCACATTCAAACTGTGTGGTATGGAAAAGGACAAGAGAACCAGTATTTACAAATGTGGACAAACAGTTAGCTTCCCAACTCGAATGGCTCCGTAACTTAAAAAACACGGTTGGAAATGTAACCAATAGACTCGAGTCTAATGGCAGATTGGATAGTCGCAATCTCCATCGAGTCCCTATAGATGGTAAAGTATTCAAGCGAATCAAAAAGGTTCCAGAAAAAGCCCAAGACCTAGTTTTGCTTCTTGATGGTTCCATCAGTATGTATTCGCATACGGAAATATACGAGGCAGCCTTCGCCGTTCATCATGTTGTTCCAAAATCCCATGTAATAACTTACAGTAGCTCAGGTGAATACATAAAAATCCTAGACAACACATATGATGGCCATTTCCACAGAGTTATACCTGAGGGCTCAACACCATCAGGCACGGCAATCCTCACAGCGGCAATAAAGTTCCCAAAGTCAACAATTATCCACTTTAGCGATGGTGAATCTAATGTTGGAATCGAGCCAAAAGAAGCTTATAAACTTTTGGACAAACATTACCCAAATGTAAAGTTAACAAATATAATTCTGAAAGAAAGCGAAGAACACGCGGACGCTCACCCAGTCCCTAGGGTGACAGTCGTCAATCTCAACCGAATACAGGATTTCCCAAGCGTCCTGCGAGAGGCTTTGAGGCCTTGGTTTAAGTTAAAATAACGCAAACTGTGTGGAAGGAGGACACAAATGAAAACTCATATTAATCTCGATGGAACAACCGTTGATGTGCCTAAGTCAGCAAGCATCGGTGAGTTTGCAAACATATGTGCGGGGGCACACATCGGTGAGTTTGCACGCATAGGTAAGGGGGTTCGCATCGGTGAGAGGGTAAGTATAGGTGCATGGGCACTCATATGTGAGGGGGTAAACATCGGTAAGGAGGCAAGTATAGGTGCGTTGGCACGCGTAGGTAAGTTAGCAAGCATCGGTGATGGTGCACTCATACTTACCTATGCACGCATCGGTGAGTCGGCAAACATAGGTGCATGGGTAAGTATAGGTAAGGAGGCAAACATAGGTAAAGAGGCAAGTATAGGTAAGTTTGCAAGCATAGGTGCATGGGTAAGTATAGGTGATGGGGCACTCATAGGTAAGTTAGCAAGCATTGGTAAATCGGCACGCATCGGTGAAGGGGCAAGTATAGGTGATGGGGCAAGCATTGGTGTGTGTGCACTCATAGGTGAGAGGGCAGACATCCTTGCGAGTGTTAAGGTTCCATGCGGGTTAAACGGTGCGACCTTCTGTTGCGGCTGTAATCTTATCGCAACAGTCAATGACGATAAGATTGCCATTGACTGTGAAGTCAAAACAGCTAAAGAGTGGCTTAAGGTAACACCAGAGGAAGCAGTTGCCACCATAGGGATGCGAAAAGAGTCGTATCCTGCCTACCGAGCATTCATAGAGATGGTGGCAAACTTTAGGAAGGAGAACAAGTGCTTGTTCAGAACATTCAAGAATTAACGCTTTGGCATCCAACCCCTATCAGAGAACTAATTGGACAAGGAATCCTCTACGAAGGCACAAAGCTGTTGATATTCGGAGGTCCGAAAGTCTTCAAAAGCCTTCTTGCCCAACAACTTGTCCTATGCCTTGGTAGTGTGTCACCTTTACCACAATGGCTAGGACACAATATCCTCCCCACATCATCTTTAACCGTGCAAGGAGAACTATCCAGAACATTACATCGCCAACGCCTTTTACAAATGGCTGCAAACTATACATTGGACCCCTCCCGGCTGCCACTCTTTTCCACTCACTTTAATCTGAAACTCGATACTGCCATAGGTATGCAGGAGTTAAATACCTCCCTTGCCAAACACAGGCCACAACTTCTGGTCATAGACCCATTTTATAAATTTGTTTCCAAGCGTGATGAACCTACGATTGTTCATTTTTTTGATAACATTGACAAGAGTATTGAAACCTACCACATAACCCTAGTAGTAATTCACCACTCACGCAAGTCCCTTCTGGACTCCTCTGGAACAGTTGTGGACATGGGTGCCCAGGGCATCTGGGGAACTCGTTTTATTGAAGGTTGGTTCGACAGTATCCTCGAGATTAAAGGCGACCCTGGTAACGATGACAGAACACTGACCTTTGAACTACGCCATGCCAGACAACTACATTCTCCGGTAACTTTCACATTGGATAGAAAGAAACTATTGCTTGTATAATCTGTGCAGTAGATTAATGACAAAAAAAGCACTTGACAAATCGTAAGCTATCTGCTACAATAGAGTAAGAGAGTGAGAGATGGGAAAAATGATAGTTGAAAACAACTCTATGGTATAATAAGTATTACCATAGCATTTCAACACAATTCTGAGAAATAAGAGGAAACATGTTCATATACTTACTTATCGCCAAGAAAACAACAACCTGCGAATACTGCAATGAGAAAATCCTTCCAGGTAGCCGACGGGTATCTTCCACACGGCGTTACAGGAGAAATTCTCATTATGCTTTCCATAGAGTTCATTATCATTACCAAGACTGCTTTCAGCAAGTATTGGATAATATCTTTGCCAAGATTGCAGTTTCATTGACCACTACCAAAGGAGCTGGAGGTCGTATCCCTCTTGACATTACGGCAGAACAGCGTAGTCTCCGTAATAAAATGCTTCGTAGACTCTCGTATCTCAAAGGTGCCTATCAGGAAGTATGTTATAAAGTGGAAATGAGCAAGCAGACTGGAAGCACAGATAAGCTATTTGGTGAAGACAGCAGCCTCTTAAAGAAGTATGGTAAGTTCTGCCAACTACAAACAGAAGCTTTGCAGATATTAGAAGAAACTGGAGGTATTTCAAAAAACTATGCTTAAACAAGATGGCAAAATAATGATAAGATGGAGGAGGTTATGGAATAACTATATTATCAGAAGTAGTAGTTGAAATGCTATGGTATTAACATATTATACCACAGAGTTAATTTCAACTGCATAATGCGAGGAACAAGGGTAAATAAAAAGGAGGGTAAACAATATGGTATCTCAATCGACTGGGTCATCTTTTGCTGGAGGGAAACCAACCTGGGGGGGCTTGAAATCAGGTGAGTTCAGAACACCACTCAAAGAGTTTGTGGGGGACTTAAAAGGCTGGGAAGTAGGTAGTGATACCTTTGGAAATGTCGTAATCCAGCTACACTTTGAGCGGTTGCAAGTCATCAGGTCGGATACACCGTATCCTTATCCAGAGGAAACGCTGGCGATAAAGTATTCCGACAGACTGAACTCCGCCTGGGGAAAGGCTGGGACTTACTTTGCCGAAGTCTTGGGCATGGGCATGGACAACTTGGACATTGACTACCTCAAAGGACGAAGATGGCACATGCTCAGGCACGATGACATTCAGTTCGGTAAGAACAAGACCACAGGGGAACCACTTCTCGGAATCGTGTGGCAAGCCGTTAAGCTTGTTCAACCAGGGGAGGTAGTGGTTGGTGCTACTGGACCAGCACCTGCTATTGCAACTTCTGTGGTGGCAGCTCCCGTCCCTCAAACAGCGCAGACTGCCGAGCAGCGTGCCTTAGAATTGCTCAATGGCCGCAATCTGGCTGATTTCTTCCAGGTAGCCCTTGCTGACCCATTGGTAAGGACTGATGCAAACCTTATCAACCAGATAATTAACAGGCAGTTCGTGGAAGCGAAAAGGGCCAGTGGGCAAATAGCGGAGAGAGATGACGGTGTGTTTGTTTGTTCAGACGAAGTTCCACTTTAGGGAGTAGGTAATAATGCTGTTGCTTGCGGGGCGAAGGCTGAGGTGGGTAATGGCCGTGCCTCCGATGGAGGATTAAAAGTAGGACTGCTATTCTCAACTAAGCGGAACGCAGACCAAAGGCTATTGAGGTGGACAGCTTGCGAGTGAGTCCGAGGGTAAAGTGTAAGCCGTAACTCCGTAAGCAACAGCAGGAGGAAAAGATGAGAGCGTATCCTATGAGCAAAGTTGGTGGTTGCAGCAGAGCGTTGGCGGCGGCACAACTATCGTATCCGACAGCGAAACCACCTATGTTCCTTGAGTTAGCGGCGACTGAAGGCACAAGACATGAGGACTGGGTGGCAGATGACTTAGAAAAGAAGTATGGATGGACACTGTCCCCAAAGACATTCTGTGCAGGATGTCAAAGATGGGGGCACCATGTGGAGATAGATTGCGGTGACTTTATATTGGTAGGACACATCGACCGAAAGGGTGTTAAGGACGGAGTTATTAGGACTATTGAAATAAAGGCACTTGGCCGTTTCACTTTCGAGAAATTCACACGAAAGGGCTTGGTGGAATTCCCAGAGCTGTCTGCGCAGGCAACATGTTATTTGGTTGCAGGCAAAGACCCTATGCACTATGCCGTAAAGTGCAGGGATACTGGGCACATTGTCCAAATGGCTATGGACTTTCCTCTTATCGGGATAGACGCTATTGTGGAAAAGGTAAGAAGAATTGATGAGTTTGTGGAAAGAGGAGAACTGCCTCCTTGCGATGTAACTCCAAAGCACTTTGCAAATTTGTTCTGTGAGTTCCCTGATATTTGCGGTAAAAAGCAGAAAAGGGTCGAGCAAGGGCAAGAATCCCAGGAAATCACAGTCACGGGATTAGGGAAGGCGGTAACTGACTGGAAGGTTGGTCATGCAATGGAACTCGAAGCCAAGTGTCTTGTTGACGGTGCTAAGGATGTGTTTCTTCTCCATTGCAGAAAGGTTGGTAACTCAACGCTAGATGGTTTGGAACTTGTTTATGTTCCTGTCGGGGAGAAGGTTTCATACCCGATTGAAAGGCTCAAGGCTATGGTTCCAAAGGAGGTTCTTGATGAAGTTAAGAGTGTTGGCGAAAGGGCCGACTATGTGAGAGTTAAGCCGCTGGAAGCGTAGGGAATACAAATATAGAAGGTTGAAATGGACAAAAGGATGTGGTGGGAGATTAGGGTGGCGATGGAGCCAGGCATGGAGAATGAGCAATATGCCTGGTATTATCTGTTAGCTGTGGAGATGGGATGGAACGCTAAGGTGGAATGAGGGTATTTGAAAGCAGGGGATAAGGAGTCCCCTGCAGGACTTGACAGAATAAATAAGAGGAGATGATATGAAACTGACAGATGTTATCAAAGTATGGGACCAGCTCCATGTTAAAGACACAGGTGAGATTGGATACTGTGATTTGGAGAGGGCAATAGAGTCCGTTGTCGGTATAGAGAATGATGTATCCACAGAAGGACCACAAATGTAGTTCCGCATGGTGGATTGATAGTCCTGCATGGTGAAAGCCGTATGGCATAAGCAAGTAACCATGCAGGGGTTCTTAAAGAGGTGGCGAAGGCAGGAGTAAGCGACATTGAAGGTATATGTGGCTACAAGTCAGACCGTGATAGCTTTCGTAAGGGATTGTGATGCAACTTTTGTGGAAATCCTCCCCGAGACACAGACAGTAAATGTAGTGGAACACCTTGCCATAACTAAGATTGTAAAAAGATTCTTTAATTGCAATCTGCTGGAGATTTATTCCGATAACAGGCTTGTAGTGGACCAACTGAACGGGAGATGGTGCTTTGAAGAGGTGGAATTGCGAAAACTAACACAACTTGTTTGGTCGCTTGTCAGTGGGATGCAAAGGAACGGCAACTGTGTAATGTTTATGTGGATTCCACTTGAAGATAATCCTGCTAGAAGACTACTTGCAGACAGGAGGGGAGATGGTTACTGATATTGGCACAGTGACAATGTGTATCTGGGGTGCGATTAAAACGGGAAAGACAACATTTGGTCTTACATTCCCTAAACCTATCGTCTACTTGGACCTGGACCAAAGTTTCGAGAGAGCGGAATGGCGATTCGCTGGACTAGATGTTAGGAAGGTATCCACGATAGATGCTGCTACCCTTGCAGAAGGAGATGTTATAAAGAAGGCGTATCTTCCTGTTATCAAATGGCCAGGTGCTAATATCGCTGACGGTTATATTAACGCTTGGGAAAACTACTGTCAAGATTTTAAGACAATCTGCGAGAATCCTAGAATACGCACCATCCAAGTGGACACTGGCACTATGGCATGGCGTATGGCTCACCAAGCACAATTGGAGCGTGTTCAAAGACACACCCCTGCAAAGAGTAGACAGAATCTACTACCAGTAGAATATGCCAGGCCTAACTCCGATATGCGAGCTATTTATGCAGGTGCCAGGGCTATGGGAAAGAATCTTATTCTTGTTCATCAAGTTGGTGGTATCTACGAAGATAAGTTGACTCCCAAAGGCGTCGAGCAAGTAAGGGTTGGCGATACATGGGATGGTTGGCGGGAGTTGGGTGCTTTTGTCGATGTTGTGGTAAGGGCAAACTGGAAGGACAGAACGGAGGAACCTTCCATCAGAATAGAGGTCTGTGGATTGATTCCTGCTGCCGAGGGTATAACGATGGTTGCACCGACATTTGAACTTGTGCTTGGATTAATAAACGGAATGAGGGGAAATGGTAGATAGCCCGATGGTGGTTCAGGATATCTTTGAGCCAAAGGAAATAGAGAAAGATTTGGCAAAGGTTCTAGCAGTTCACAGGCAGAACCTGGTGCCACTTGGTCTTGGAGACTACTATTGGGACTTTGGCACACGGTTCTCTTTGGAGAGGAAGAAGGCTGACCAAGTTTTAAATGAGATGGGGGCACGGTTGGACATTCAATTGGAGAAACACAGTTTGAATGCGGATGTGATTGGTTTACTTGTTGAAGATATTGTTACCCCTCGGCCCGATGGCTCTTGTCAAGTTTGGGCAAGAAAGGGAGGGATTTTTGCACCTGTGCGGAAGATTGCAAAGGAATTCACAGGGTATCAAGCGTATCTTTGGCGGTTGCGTCAAGAGGGTATTTTGGTGTTTGAGACTCCTGATATGCACTCGACTGCATTGGCCATTGCTAGTTGGGTTTACAGTTCGCTGAAGCCAGAGGGTAGCCATAAAACTTTCAGGAAGCATCATAAGCCACAAGTCCAAACATTTAGTCGGAATCCCTATGTGGAAACACTGATGGGGGTGCGGAATGCAAGGATAGGGGAAAAGACAGCATTAAAGTTGTTTGAAAGGTTCAAGACGCCGTTCGATGTTTTTGTCGCGGATTACAGCGAATTGGTAAGCGCAATCGGCGAGAGTGCGGCGGAATCATTTTTGAAGGGAATAGGCAGGAGGTTATAAAGAGGATATGGACCTTAATTACCCTAGAGATGTGGAACGCTATAAATACTTTGTCAGGGAGTCTACGGAGCATGGGGCAAAGTTGGAACTTCGCACTTTCCGTTGGCTTGTAGAAACTTTCACAAAGGTTGGGGATATTATCTTGGACCCTATGGCAGGGATAGGGACAGCTTTTCTGGCTGCCACAATGGGTCGCAATGTTGTTTGTATTGAACTCAGTGGAAGGTTTGTTGAAATACAAAGGTTGAATATAGCGGAATTGAACAGAACTCTTGGCATCAATGGTTCCACAGTCGTTTTGCAAGGGGACTGTAGGGTATATTTGCCAATACCTGTGGATGCTATTATCTTTAGCCCTCCGTATGGGTCTGTTCAAAAGCTGCAAAAAGAAAGTGATTTCCTTAAACGAAAGCATATCAGTATGGGATATGACGCACAGGAAGCAAATATCGGTAATATCTCTATATACCCAGCATATCTTGAAGCAATGAAGGAAGTCTACCGTCTTTGCTTGGATTGTGTTCAAGCTGGCGGCGTATTGATTCTTGTTACAAAGGATTATATTAAGGCCAGGGAGAGGGTGTTCGTATCTTCGGATAATGTTCGGGTTGCGGTGGAGGTTGGATGGACCTTCTCAGATTGGCATAGGAGGTATACTGACCCAAAGTTATTTCAAATTAAGTCATGGGAAAAGAGAGTTGAAGAGGGGACGGATAAAGCTGAGTTGCGGATTACTTACGAGGACTTGCTGGTATTTAGAAAGGAATGAGCGAATGAGTGGTAATGGCAAAGACAAGATTAGTGGGTATGTGAAGAGGATAATTGATGCTGTGCTGGATGGCGCAAGTGCAAACGCACCAAAGCAGATAGTGAAAAATGTTGGTGATATTCTGATGGAGTTCGGTTCTCATACGGAGCAAGGGGTGGTTATTAGCACCTGGGAGGATATAGATAACATTGGGTCAAAGCTCTCAGCGGTTCTTGATTGTCCTGTTCATTTGGATGGATATCATCCGCAGATTTTACTATGCAAGCACGGGTTTTTCTACAATATAGATGCCATCAAGAAAATGGACGAAACTGGATGGAAGGAGCTAAGACGCTCTCATGACCATACTTTGTTCCCATAGCCACTTGCGACAAAAAGTGTGTGAGGTTTGCGGAAAGAAGCGACCGAAGATTGGTGAAAGGGCACAACAAGTTTTGGAGCTTGCTGCAAGAGGATTTACGGATAAGCAAATTGCCACACAGGTAGGAATAACAGAAAAGACGGTTAACTATCATATAGCGCGCCTTAAGGAACTGTTGGATATGAGCAATAGAGTTTCAATGGTGGTTGAAGCCCATTTGCTTGGTCTTATCAAACTTGGAGGCAAGTAACAAATGAGTGCAGATTGGTATCAAGATGTTGTTACACTTCATAAGACTATGGGAGTTAGTCTTCCAGAGCAAGGTCATCTGGAAGCTATAAAGCATAGGGATTTGAGGAAGACACTGATATCTGAAGAGGTGGGAGAATTACTAGAAGGGTTGGATAACAATGATTTGGTTGCTATTGCAGATGGTATTGCTGATTCCATTGTTGTTCTGCTTGGCACAGCAGTAACATACGGGATAGATATTCGTCCTATTTGGGACGAGGTGCATAAAACGAATATGAGGAAGGTTGGCGGTGTAAAAAGAAGCGATGGTAAGTTTCTTAAACCGACAGGTTGGCAACCCCCTAATGTAAGGGAGCTTTTGATTATACAGGGACTGGAAGTAGTATGATAACATTCGGTTATTATGGACCTACGCTCAATCCATCCCCTGACATGTTGCTTAAACTTTTGGATTACAGAGGGGATTTAGGCATAGATATTGAAACAGTTAGTCTTGTTGACAGAACCCCGATTTGTTTGGCAATGGCTATCTCACCGAGGGAAGCGTTCTACTTTCCTATTGATTCCCCCATGCTCCCATGGCAGAAGCTCTTAGACCCAGGTATTAGGAAGGTTTTCCATAACGCTAGTTTTGATGTAACCATACTGGAACGCAGTAAGGGGACAAGGGTGGAGAACTATGTTGATACCATAGTGGCTGCGCATATTTTAGGACTTCCACCGAAGTTGACAATGCTTGCGGAGATTTTATCTCTCCCGATACCACCAAATATTGAAGATTTGATTGGTCAGAGAGGACAAAAGCAACTGCGGATGGTTGATGTTCCAGAGGAGAATCGTGCTGAAAAGTGTGCAAGGGATGCTGAGGCGGCTCTGGCAGTATGGGAAAAATTAGAAGATTTGATACCTATGGAAGCTTTTAACCTGGACATGGCTCTGCTGCCTGTGCTTGGGGAAATGGAGCAACGCGGCATTAGGGTTGATGTTCTAAAACTTGAGGAACACAAGCAAAGACTCACGAAGGAGGTAGGGTTCTATAAGCAGATTGCTAAGGGTTACGGCTTCAATCCTGGCTCCTCTATGCAGGTTGCATATGTGCTGGGAAGTAGAGGGCATCCTATCAAATATAAACGGTCGACTGGTAAGCCTATAATGGATGAGGAAATGTTGACTACCATGTATAGGGATGACCCCATTGCACAGTTGGTTCTCCTTTATAGGAGAAGTAGGGTATTGTTGTCTACATTTGTGGAAGCGATTCTTAATAAGCATCTCGTTGGAGATAGAATCCATCCCCATTTCAATCTGTGGCCTAGGTCTGGAAGGTTAAGCACTACACCGAATAGTCAGAACATTCCTGTTGCTATTAGGAACATTTATATTCCTTCCGATGGTAACGAGTTTGAGGTGTGGGACCTTGAACAAATTGAGTTGAGGGTTGTTGCTTATCTATCTCAAGATTCTGCCATGTTACAGATGTTTGCAAATGGAGAGGATGTGCATGAGGCAACGGCAAGAGACCTCAATGTGGATAGGGGAACTGCAAAGACTCTTAATTACGCTATTTTGTATGGAGGAGATGCGCATACATTATTTGTGAGGGGTGGTATACCAATGGATAAGGGAAAGATGTATTTAGAAAGATACTTTGCAAAGTTTCGGGGGATAAAGGCATGGATTGATGAAACAAAGGCGGGGGTGATGCAAACTGGCTATGCGATAACAATGCTTGGCAGAAAGCGTGGATTTCCTGATGTTCAATCGTCAAATTACTTTAAGAGGGAAAAGGCTCTTAGGGAGGCTATAAATCATCCTATACAAGGGACGGCTGCCGAAATACAGAAGAGGTCGGCGATTGCTGTAGCTTCTTATCCTCTGGTCAACATTGTGCATGATGAGAATGACTTCGACAAACCTGTAGGGATGGACATTCCTATCCCTCTGAATCTGGCGCCATTCGAAACACCAGTAGAGATTGGTAGGGGAAAGAATTGGAAGGATGCGAAGTCGTGATTCTGTAAACTTTCTGTGAACTTACTTAGGTAAGTGTGTGAATAATGAAGGAGGAGAAATGGAAAAGCGACCAGAATGGACTACATACTTCTTGGAAATTGCCAAGTTAATCGGCACTAGAAGCACTTGTCCTAGGGCACGGGTGGGGGCGGTGCTGGTAAAGGGTAACAGAATCATTTCGACTGGGTATAATGGTTCGCTGCCTGGGACACCACATTGCACTGAAGTTGGTTGCCAAATGGAAGATGGTCATTGCCAGAGGGCTATTCATGCTGAGGTCAATGCTGTTGCTCAGGCGGCAAAGTATGGAATAGCAACTGAAGGAGCGAGTATTTACATTTTTGACACCTTGCAAAGGGATATATGTAGGGAGTGCCGGAAGGTAATTTTGGCTGCAGGAATAACAATAACAATCAAGGAGTAGATGATGGTAAATGCGTGGCGGAAACTTGGTGATACTGAACGGATTGAGTTTTTGTCCTGGGTGCAAAACAGAACTGCTAGTAGGAATCAAGAGGGTCGGATTGCGTATGGTGATGTTTTTGTAGGAGACCCAGTGGAACACGCTATTGAAGAGGCGTTAGACCTTTTATTTTATTTATGGGTGGCAAGTCGCAGAATGGCTCATATGAATGATGGAACTAACCACTTGTGAATCTTGAATCTTGTGAATAACGGGATGAGGGGTCTCGGCTGTTACCCAACTTGGGGAGCAAAGCTCATACGACCGTAACCGAGACCAGGAGGCAAATGGTCTCACACCGAGCCACGGGCTAACCCGCTTACTTTGATACTCCACACGGCTTTACAGGCCAGCATCAAGGTAAACCCCTCATCCATCTGTCCTCCATCTGTCATCTGTTGTCCTCTGTATCAATCCTCTATTTCAATTTCAAGGATTACGAATAAGTCCGTGGAACCCTTTACGAAGGTTGCCAAGGCTCTGCTTAACAATTCTCCTGTATCAGCGCCTGCTCCACCGTTCATAAACCAACCGAACTCCTCGGAAGTTGCAGGTAGGTCCACATTTGCAAACTGTGCACGGACTTGAAGTGTCTTACCTTGCCTCAGTTTGTAGTCGGGGGTTTTGCGGTATGTTTCAGCGCCCAACTGTGTGTCGGAGGCTGCTAAGGCGGCTGTCCCTGTGCCTACAGCCACATAGTTGATGTCATCAAGGGTAACTTGGGTGGTTCGTTCAAGTCCTTTTGTGCATAAGATACTTGCCATTGTTACTCCTTATGGAAATGTTGGGACCAGTTGCAAAGGCTCACGGGTTTCCATATTGATACCGCGCTTAAATGCGTATGTGGTGCGATGGGTTACGCTGAGGGTTCTGTTCACGAATTCAATAGCTTTTGCCGTATCAAAGTTCTTGCAACTGAAGATGTCAAGGTATAGGTAATTAAACTCTGGGTAGACATGGAGAGTTATGCTACTTTCGGCCAGGAAAAGACAAGCACTGGGAACAGCAACTTTACCACCTGGCCATAAGAAATCCTGAATGATTGGATTGCCGACTGGAGTCATGCCTATCTCATGGCAAAGCAGTAGCATCCATTCAGAAAGCGACTCGTGGTTTATGAGCAATTCCTGGTTGGTGCACCGAATATCCAAAATCAAGTGCATTGGACTCCACCTCCTAAGATACATTGGTCTACCGTCTCTTGCCACATCTAACCTCTATTCAATCAGCAGTTGAACCAGACCCCAAATACCAAAACCCAAGATACCTGTTGTTATAGTTGCCTCAAGAGCAGCTATCTTTTTATTCGGCTCGTGTATGCTTCGGCCAAATAAAAATAGAATGAACTGGACGAGCATACCTAGGCTCAGCCAGATTACAAAGAAGCTGTTTAGCAGT